ACTGGAGCTGATGGTCCTATTAATTCCTTGCATTTAGGACATTTTATCATCTTCTATCATCCCCCATAGTAAACACAAATACACTATCGCATCTGTTATTCTTCCTCTAACATCTTCTCTTTGACTCTTATGACCATTGACAAATGAAGCAATTCCATCTATGTGTTTTAATAAATACACCATTAAAACTTTCTTTCTATCGCTGTTTATATAATCAGCAACTCTTTCAAAGTTTGCAAAAGCATTACTTTCCTGCCTTGCGTACTCCTTTTGTCCCGCTGCTCTTACCGTTTGTATCTCCTTGAAGATTTGGTTTATCAGCTTTTCCATTTTTTTCCTGCTCATTTTTCTTTTCCTGTTCTTTCTGTAGTTCATCTAACTTCTTTTCAAGCATTTCTTTATCTCCTTTTTCTTCGAGATAAATTGTGAATATAGAATCAAATCCTCTAATCATATTATACATATGGTTTATTCTTTGATTTATATCTATTACTGCATTTGTTAGCTCTTTATTAGTAGCTTTCTTTTTAGCTTTTTGTGCTTCCATCTAACGACCTTTCTTTCATTTTTTTTCTAAATGTCTTACTTCCATATACTTCTTTGTAAACGCACTGTCGGCATACAGGATATAATACTGGAGGTACTCGGTCAAAAACATATTGTTGATGTCTAAACCTGTATACCGCAGTACGTTTACTTCCTCCACAGACCTTGCAGAGCTCGTGACTACTCTCAGCTACTAACTGAACAAGTCTTGGCTCTGCCATTCTTATTTCTAAATTTCTCATTTTCCTTAGCTAATCTTTTAGTATATTTCTCCATAGCTTTTTCTGCATCTTTAAAATGGTCTGGATTCATTTTTTTAAAAACGCTAAATTTAGGCGATTTTATTGATTGGTCATACTTAACCACCTTAATGGTTTCTTTCTCGGTGTAATATGCATTTATAGCCTTTAAAAGCACATTCCCTTGATGTGTATCACCTACAATGTCATCTATTATTTTTTTGATTGCGTCATAATCGCTTCCTGACATAACAATAGCTCCTTTTTGAGAAATTTTATTTCATCTCTTGCTTTATCTAATTGAATTTGCAAGTGTCTTCTTTTATCATATTCTGTTTTCGATGCCATCTATTTTCTCCTTTTTCTTTTTAAATACATGATATTTGTCTCTGCCTAATACCCATAATAAAGCATGTTGAAAACCTGCACACATTTCTACGCTATTTCCTTCTTCTAATGCGTTTTCATGTTGCATGTAATCAACAGCTTCATCATATGCTTTTTGTATTTCAGCTTTTCGTTTCATGTATTTCTTTAATAGGTATTAATGCTATTTCACTAGCATTGTCATCTCCACCCATGACTATTCTTCCTTGGCCATGTTGAACAGAATGTTTAACTTTTTTCTTTAATTCTTCCACAGGTAGTAATATAATACTTTTTATATCACCTTTGAAAGATAAAATTTGAGCCCACCACTCAGCTTCTGTAACTGATAAACCACTAGCGTTGCCTTGGTTCATAAGTTCTATAGCTATATTGCCTGTATCTACCCAAATATCTCTTTCTGTTTTAATTTCTATCTTACCCATGTTTAGAATTTGTCCTAAAGAGTATTCAAATGATTCTCCAAACTTTAAATCAATGTCAAATTTTGATGTATACTCTTTCTTAAAGTGTTTCTTCATCCTGACAACCACGTCTTCCATTCACGCTCCCTTCTTTTTTTATCTTCTAACATCTTTTTTATTTCATCTGGGCTTTTCTTTTCTACGTAACGTTTACGGTATCCCATTTTGCCAAATTTACATTTTTTAGGTTTCATTATTCCTCCGATTCTATATTTATAGGATAAACACAGCAAGGAACAGGTAATTCAGTCCTGTGGTCATTGCTTTGTAATGGCTCTGGTGCTACTGGATTGTTATTACATCCAAATAGAAAGATTGCCAATATTGCTATTCTCATACATACTCCTTATTTTGTTTTTACCAATTTCAACTTCTTTTCTTAAAGCTTTTTTCTTTAATACTACTTTTGTTTTTAATCCATTTCTATACATTTTTCTCCTTTTTAATAGTGATTCCTGCAACTTTCAGCCAGGCAATTATAGTTAGTAATATGCTTTCTAATAGCCATGATATAAGTATCATTAATTAAGAATATATGTGAAGTTTTTATGCTATCACTATTATATTTTTATGGGGCAAGCTCCGACGAGAAATCATAACGACTTATCAATTTTGCTTACTTTATTTCTAAGTGCAATGACATTGCTCACTTACCCCTAATTTTATCTAGTAGAGCCAATGAAAGGAGCCCTTACTTCGACTTGTAAAGTGCTAAAAATCCCTACTAGATAGTTTGCGTAATACGTAATTTCTTAAATCTTTTGTTTGTCTATCAAGAAACTTTAATAATTTCTTAAAGTTCCTATCAGTCAAAGGTCCTTTCCTTGTATTGCATCTTCTGCATATCATTTGGAGATTTTCAGGAGTTGAATTACCGCCCAAAGACAAAGGCAAGATGTGGTCACACACCATGCAATCAATAACCAACTTCTTATCGCAATAATGACAGGGACGTCCATATGCCCTATACAATAACTCACGAACTTCCTCCAATGAAATTTTAAATTCGACTTCATACTCTTTGCTCCGTCTCTTTAATGTCGACCTTAAGGTTGACGATTTTTTCATCATTCTGTGAAATACTTTCTTATGAAAGTTTCCATGATGTTTTTTTAGTTTCCTAGAGAATCTCTTCTCCCATATTGTTAACCTTTTAGGGGACTTTCGTCCCCTTTTAGGTTTTTGGTATTTCTTTTTAAGCATGCCCAACATCTTCCCACTTTCGTCTTTGATATAATGCTATAGTAAATTGAAATTCTATCTTTCCAAACCCTATAAATATACCTTTTATGCCTTTATTTTCAGGAAATAACATCCCTATTCTGATGAACTTGAAGAATTGTATCATAAACAAATCTTCTAGTGCATATATCCCTATTATATAGCCCATTATTCTGTTCTCCTTAGTCTAAAAGATGGTGTCCATTCTACTGTAGTTTCAAACAACTCTCCATCTGTATTTTTGAATAACTTAACATTCCTAACTGGACTTTTAGATTGTCCATTTAGGCCTATTACTTTCCTTGAAGCATTCTCTATTGCACCTGAACCTTTACCAGCATACAAATCAAGAACTTCATTTCTACTATACTCTCTGCTTACTTGGGATATTTGAATTACTATCATGTCGTTATTTACAGCCATATTAGATAATCCGTGAGATATGTATTTTATTTTTTCATATTCTCCTCTATAACTACCTGGTGTGTCCACTAAATCTATATAATCTATAACTACAACTGCAGGTTGCAATTCTCTTACTTTTTCTGCTATAGTATTTAATGTTGGCGATACTGTTTGTATCATAACGTGTTCTAATTCGTCTTTATGATGGTCATAAAGCTCTTGATAGTTTTCATTTACGTCCATTTTCTCCATTCCAGATACTATCTGGAGGTGTCTTCTATGTATATACCATGATGATAGCTCTAAACTTAAGAATAATGTAGGTATTTGCCAATCAACATTAATCTTATTGTTTGCAAAATCTACTCCTAATACTAAATTCTGAGCAAAAGTAGTTTTATTTGACCCTGTAGGACCAAATATGGTTACTAATTCACCTGGATATATTACTGATTCTACGTTTAATCCTAACATAGCACCTAAGTCTATAGTTTTGCCACTAAAATCAGTAGTTAATCTATCATGTAATTCTCCTTGCATCTCATCTGATGTTTTAACGTCTACTAAGTAGTCTTTTCTTTTGAAGAATATACATTGAGTTTTACAATGTTCTAACATTATACTATCTTGACATCCATATTGATAGTTTCTATTGTAAACATTTTCTACTAATTCATTGATATGGTTTTCATCTAAGCTTTTATTATTCCAATGCAATAATGATACTTTTGCATAATGACTTGGAATCCCATGTCTTTTGTAGTGACTAGCTATTCTTAAAGCTGTAAGATGTCTATTTCCTGATGCAGGTCCTTTATTTAACATAGATTGCACACATGGTGTCATCTTTGTTGGCTCTGACACATTTGTCAATACCTTCACATCAGGAATATCTTCTACAACTAAATGCTTTAAATCTCCACTAGCTTCTAGATTTGTGTACTCGAAATCAAGCCTTCTTCCTTTAGCTAATTCAAATATATCTTTAGGTTCTAGATTCATAACTTCACTATTTGTCAAAGGTATCTTATTTAAGCCTGTCTTTTGATTAAGTGAATGTTGTAATCTATATATACCTGTACGCATGTATATACTTAAGTCTATATCTGGATTAACCTTCCTCATAGTCTGTTTGACTACATAAGGCAAATCTGAACTAGGTTTAAAGTTGAATAACTCACCTGCTAACATAATGTGATATCCAGAGCCAGAAAAGTAGCATTGGAAGCTCCCACAACCAATGTCTGACTCTTCTAGCTCATAGACAATTCCTCTTAAAATATCTAGAGTTTTTTCATTACTATTGTCCTTCTTGTCTACATCAATAGGAATTTTGTCTATATATCTAACACCAAAGAAGTTTTTTAAACTTCCTTTCTCTGCAACATATTCTGCTGCTGATTCATCATATAGATATACTGACCTGTAAAGAGGCTGGCCATCTAAATAGCTAGCCAGCTCTCCTTTTGGTATCAAAACTCCTCTATTAGCAGGAGTACCTATAGCAATCTCTAGGTATTTCATAGATTAGATAATGCACCCTCTGACATACCTGTTTCAGAAGAAACTGTATCATCTAACTCTTTGATTATTCCTTTACCTTTTAACCATGTAATATCATCTTGTAGTTTAGCAGTATTTCCTTCTGCATTTCTATATATCTTATGATATACTCTTGTCCAAGATTTATCGCCTGGTTTCTTAGGTTTTTCTCTGTATATATAGGCTAAATAGTCAAAACTTTGTTCATCGCCTGGTATTACAGCCTCAGTAAAATTCTCATTTAAATATTGAGCTATGTCAGTAATTTCTTTACCATCTGCGTCTTCCCAGCCACCATCAACATTTAATCCTGCTGTGCAACCTATTGCTTCAAAGAATACATACATTCTTCTTAATACGCTACCACCTTCTATTTTACCATTGCTATCTTTATCGAATGAACCTTTAATTTGAATATTTCTAGTATATTCACTTTCTTTAGGTTTTACAGTCACATCAAGATATAAGTCAGCCCAATCAAACTCGCCACTTCTATCTTTGAAACTTTCGATGCTTACTTCACAAACGCCTAGAAACTTATTTCCACCGCCTGTACTTTTTGGTTTAAATATAGCCATTATTTATCTCCTTTATAGATTAGATTCCATTTTAACTCAAGTTCCTTACCTTTCAGGTGAGGACTTCTACTACCTGCTTCTAACGATTCATTTGCTTTAAATGATACCATTAGATTGCCTTTGTCTTCATCTCTGTAAACATAACCTATAGCATCACAGTCTGCCATTAACATGTTTTTTAACTTACCTGTTAAATCTAGACTTTCTGGTTCTACTATAGCCTTGCTGTCTACTACGGCTCTCGCCCATTTCCTATGTCCGATGATTATTACATGAGGAAATATTTGTTTTAATATACCTACTGTATTTAACACTTTTTCTCTTACAAGGCCAAAACCTTTGCCAAATGCTAAATCTTGTACAGCAGATACGCTTTCTTCTTCGCATACCGCTTGCTCTGCCCATGTTGCTATCTTATCAATAGTATCTATAGCTACATACTTATACTCGTGACCTTCTTGAGCTTGTTTAAGTAATTCTATTAACTCTTTTCTACTATTAATAGCTTCAACATATCCTTCTATCATATTAGCACCACCTTCTGTATCAATTATCAAACAATCATCTAATTGACTTAATGCTGTAGTTTTACCTACTTTAGGTGCTCCATATAAAAGCATAGTTTTAGGGTTTTGACTTACGGCTTTTCTCTTTACTTTCTTTAATGCCATTCATTCTCCTTATTTTTTCTATTTTTTTCTTTCTTTCTTTTACAGATAATATCCACAAACTATTGATATTGTATTTTTCTTCATACTTCATCGTATTCAGGTTTTGCTGGCATAAAATAGCCATTTGTAAGTATATCTATAGCTTTTTCATCTAATTTTACATGCTCTACAAATTCACCTTCTTCGTTATATTTGCTTAACATTTTAATTTTTAGATGCTTTCCATATTTATCTGGGACAAGACTCATTCTGTTTAATTTATATACTATGAAACTCATATTGTCTCCTTTTAGTTAAATAGGCTAGCTCAAATATGCTTATTTAAGCCAGCCTATTATATTACAACATTTAAACTATTTATACAAGGTATTTTTCTCAAGTTGTGTTGTGGGGAAATTGAATGACAAAGCGGCTTCAAAAGGTTGATTCTTCAACACTTTACGAACGGTATTTGCTATAAAACTTCCACTCATATTAGAACAATAACTTGTAGCTTTCATGTTGCATGGTTCAGAGCTTCCATCATCATCTGAGTACCATGTTTTGACATATTTGTCATATTTAGGATACTCAAAGGAGTATTGTTGATAATGTTCAGCTCCCATTCTACCATCGATGAGCAATCTAGGTTTGAAATGTTTATTCTTTAGACAAGTAGATACCACTTGTAATCTTGATTTCATATTATCAAAGCCTAGTATTATTATATCATTTCTATCTGCATACAGGAATGTATCAAAATAACCTGTAGATTGTACTACATCTACGTTTTCATTAATAGCTTTAAGTAATTCTGTTAAAGCTACAGTTTTGTATTCTCCTATGTGATTGTTATTATATTGAGACACTCCTATATTTGCAGTTTCTACTTTGTCCATATCATATAGAACAAAGTCTTCAGCACCCATTCTACATAACTGAGTGGCTGCGGAACTACCTATAGCCCCGCAACCTAGTATGTGAAATGTATGCTCGTTTAAACTGTCTATTAGACCAGATGAACGAGTATTAATCATACCAACCTCCCATTCCGAACATATCATTATATTGTTCATATTGTAGTTTGGTATCATTATTATCAAATTCAAACAATTCTTCTATAGTTGTATACATTAAATCATTTAATGCTTGTTCTTTACTACAGAAAATACCCTTAACTTTGAATTGATATTTATCCTTAGTGCATTTATCTCTCAACTCTTTCATTTGTTTCTTAAAGACTTTAAAGGTAATTGTAGTACCCATAAAGTCTTCTACTAACTCATCTACTTCTTTATACATTTGTCTAAATGCAAGTCTTCCATCTTGAGTAGATGTTTTAGTTTCTTTGCCTAAAAGAGATTGTTGTACTCCTTGATGATGACTATATCTAGTCCATCCACCATAGGTTACAATATTTGTCTTTGATTGACAAAGTTCTTCGTATTTTTCTTTCATCTTTTTAGTAATAACAGGTTTGCTGTCTCTTACTATTTCTAAAGATGTATCTATATGCTGTTCTAATGGTATTCCATTAGCTTCCCATATACTTACTCTGAACTTATACTCTTCTCTTAAGTTGATTACTAATGCCAATGAAAATGATGTATTCTTCCATGCATCTATTTCATTTTCATCTGTTCCAGACCAAAATGCTCCCATTGTATGATGAGAGTGCCACCAGACAAACTTTAATCGTTCGTCTTTATATTTCATAGCATATTTCATTTTATATTCTGCAACTGCTTCTGCATCAAGCTCTGTAGTTGTACCTGTATTCTTTTGTTTAAGTATTTCTACATCAGTTAACTTGAATCTTCCTTCTTTATCAGGTACTGCAGTCATAAGCCCTGATATCTCGTCTTTGTCCTCTTCATAAGCAAGACCAGCCCAAGCTTGTAGCTCATGCCAGTCTTTCTCTTGAATGTAGAACATATTTTCTATCTTCATACTAACCCCTTTCTGTAGCCCATCTTATCATTTGTTCTTCTATGTCTTGTTGTGTTGCTTCACCATCCATGTCTGCTAATTCACCACCATCTTCTACAATAGTTACATCTTTAGGTATCCATAAATCAATAAGATAACCTGCTTTGTAATTAATGTTACTAATAGTATATTGTTTCATGAATATTGCAACTTGAGCCCAAAATACATCTGAATTTGATTCATAGTTTAGTGTATAATCACCTAAACCACCAAATTCACCTATAAATGAAGCTCTTAAGTCAGTTGAATCATATTCTATAAACAGTCCTATATATGATTCTATTAAGCTATTATTATCATTATTTTCTAGATTCATAAGAACTTTATTTTGGTCATAATAAGCGCCACATTGTTCTCTGAATTGACATTCTATTTTATTACAAGAATCATTCATCATCTTTATACCTTCTAATTGATTAAATGTTTTTGCTATAGAACGTGCACCATATTTTGACTTTTGTTTTCTGCTACAATTACTACTAAAACCAACTACTGAAACATATTCTTTTGAATAATCTTTAGGCATTCCTACTGTTAATTCACTAAGATTATTATATGGATGTGAAAAGCTTGTGTTGTAATACTGAGCCCAAGCCATTAAAGACATTACCATATCAACCCAATTTAATGAACAGAAAGATTTATTAACTTCGTCTATATAATTATCTAAACAAACAGATGAATATACAGGTATGTTGTAATTAGTATATGAATCATAGTAATTAGTAGCTATAAAAGGAAAACTAGTTACATGAGTGTAATTTGTTCCTCTGCCATGAGGTATCTCTTCAGAAAGATAAGAACCTTTCCATCTGATTTGATTTACTTTCTTTGATTCATAAGCGTTAATAAACTTTCTTATGTTAACATTTGATATAATATGAATAGGGTCTAATGGTACTTCTTGTATGCATTTCTCTCCTTGAAATATATTCATTATTAGATTTTCCATGTATACATTTACATAAATAACAGCATTTCTAGGAGTTTGCATGTTACCTATCACAACATCTATTGTAACATTTCCATTTGTCATATTACGTACCAATTCACATTGGCTATCTATTCTATTTACTATATCTTTGAGTTTATTGGTAAATTCTTCAATATCTACGTCTGCACTATATCCTTCACGTTTTAACCATGATTTCTTGCTTTCTATGTCAGCTAATCTGCTTTCATAATATTGAAAACACCTAGTTTGTTCTCTAGTTCTTCTCATTAAATGCTCTAAACTTTGTGACT